CTTGATGCGTGGCTTGGACTTCCGTATCACCAAGACTCAAAAGGGTGGCTATGCTGACTACAACAGTTCCAAGTGGGCTAGAAAAGAATCAGCACTCACAGAAGCTGAACAGGCTGCGATTGAAACTCACGGCTTGTATGACTTGAGCACATTCCTGCCCAAGCGTCCCGGCGATGTTGAGTTGAAGGTGATCAAAGAGATGTTCGAAGCATCAGTAGACGGACAACCTTACGACACTGAGCGTTGGGGTCAGTACTTCCGTCCTGCTGGCGTGGCCGCACCTGGTGGTACCGCTGCCGGTGATACTGATGACACTCCAGCACCTGCTGCCAAGCCAGCACTGAAAGTTGCCGCTCCGGCAGCGCCGGCGGCTGAAGATTCTTTTGATGATGAGCCAGCACCAGCAGCCGCACCTGTGGCCAAAGCCATACCAAGCGGCAATGCCCAAGACATCTTGGCCATGATCCGCGCACGTCAAAACAAGCAGTAAATGCTCACAGCTCTTGATCAAGAGCTGTTTCCTAAACATTGTGAAGTGGTAGCAATGCCACTTCACAATCAGTGGATTTATTTGATTCAAAAAAACGGAAGCAGCAGTTTGCGATTACAGCAAGAAAGAAATAACCTTGCTGTATTTTATAACGAACAAATTTTTTCACTTAATTTTGTAGATGTTTATATCCGCAATCCTAAAGCTAGATATGTAAGTGGAATCAACACTTATTTGCAACATCTTCAACGAGATCAACCAGAGCTTGATATTGAGACTGCAATCTGGTTTGTCAAACGTTATAAATTTTTAAACACACATTATTTGCCACAGTTTCACTGGATAGCAAATCTAAGTCAGTATCTCAATCCCAAAGCTAAAATACGATTTAGAGATTTGAAAGATCTTGACAAAGTGACTGATTTTAGAGATCGTGCTCAGATTGATCCCCCCAGTCAAGACTTTGTAAAAAAGTTACTTGCAAATGATCCTAGTGCAGAGTTGTGGTGGTATTTAGATCAAATCTTGCTTAACTTAGATGGTCAACAGTTGACTTGGCACGAACTCATTGATCATTACAAGATCAACTATCCAGACATCTTAGCACATGTATTGCCCAAGACTTGATCATTTTGTGAGATTCAATCCTAACGGTACTGTAAGTCGTTGCGGTCACATGGTCAATGCACCGCAGTTTGCAACTTTAGATCAAATGGACAGTAGCCCGTGGCTTGATGTTGTAAAATCTAAGATGACTCAAAATCAATGGCCCGACGAGTGTGTGAGATGCAAAGATTCAGAACATGTTGGCAACAATAGTATTCGTCAATATTTTATAGCTGACCATGCGTCTAACTTGGCCAAAGTTGAAAAATATCTTGTCTTAGGTGGAGTACTAGACAACATCTGTAACAGTGCTTGCCAAACTTGCAACGAACATTTATCTACCAAGATAGGTAGTTTGACCAATAGAGATTATATCAAGATTGACAATAGCAATCGGCTCGATCAACTGCCTGTTGATCGCATAGTGAAAATAGATATCAACGGTGGCGAACCAAGTGCCAGTCCAAACTATCTAAGATTATTGCAAAATTTGCCGCCAAATGTCACACATCTAAGACTGAATACCAATGGCAGTCGAGTGTTAACTATTTTGAATCAGTTGATTGACCGTGGAGTCAAAGTAACAGTCACAGTCAGCCTAGATGGCATAGGTGCTGTGCATGATTACATAAGATGGCCCATCAAGTGGACAGATTTTGAATGCAACCTTTTGGCATATAAAGAAATGAACTTGTATGAGTTAAATACCTGGACTACAGTATCATCACTTAACATAGGCAACCTAAAGCAAATTCAATCTTATGTCAAACAACACACTGTCAAACACAGTTATGCATTATTAGAACAACCCAGTGTGTTGAGTGTAAAGTACAGCAATCATTTTACAAGAACCGCTGATGTTCCAGATGAGTTAAAATCTATTGTGGCACAAGACGTAGACAACACAGTTGAGCTTCAACTGTTCACAAACACACAAGATACCTTGCGAGGAATCAAGCTGTGGGATTATTACAAGGATTCGTGGCAATGACTAATTTAATTAACCATCCAGGTTACCCAGCAGATACTCGACTTATGAAAACTCATCAAGAACTAGAATGTCCAGTGCTGCCCAAGATACAAGAAGAAATTTTGGAATGGGTTGATAAGAATACCAATTATTTGACAGAGTGTGATGATAAAAGTTTTTGGCATGTGATCAACGATGTAGACATGGCTCGTCACTGTCCGAGTTTGATGAAGTACATGATGTCTATTAAAATTCCCTTGAGAGAAATCACCATTGGTGTATTAACCGAATCTATGAAGGATACAGGATTTGTTTTGCACATGGGAAACCCTCCACTTAACATCAAAATAAATTTTCCAATTTTCAACACTGAAGATGTATACACCGAATGGTATGACATTCCAGTCGAAGAGTTAAACAAACTTGGGGTGTTCAAAAATCCATTCATAGAAACTTTTGATGCTTACAACTACAACTTAGAAAAAATTCACAAAGTAGTTCAGGATTTATATCCATGTGTCACAAGGTACAACATGCACACTCATCCTATTGTGTTTAACTCTTGGATTCCTCACAGAGTCATGCCAGGGCCCAATGCAAAGTATCCAAGAATTATGGTAGCCACCATGCCAATAAAAGAACCCACACACCTGTTGATGAAATGAAAATAGCAATCACAGGACACACAGCAGGCATTGGTCAAGCTCTTGCCAATCAATATCAAAGCAGAGGACATGAGATTGTGGGAATCAGTCGTCGTGAAGGATATAACATTAGAGTCATTCCAAAAGTTTGTGATCTAATAGAACCCTGTGATGTTTTTGTAAACAATGCTCAGATTGGGTTTGCACAAACTGAACTTTTATTTGAAATGACCAGGCGTTGGGCCCAATCAAACAAACACATCATAGTGATTAGTACCATGATGACTCAAGATCCAGTGAGTGTGTTGCCCGGTCTTGAGATGACTGAATATCGAAATCAAAAAGTCACACTGGAACATGCTGTATTGCAATTGCGCCATGTTAGACCAGGTATAAAATATACCATTGTCAGACCAGGTAACATTGCCACCAGCACAGATAAAACAGTACCACCAGCCGCAGATGTAGATAACTGGGCAAAAGTATTGATACATACCTTGGATATGGCTCAGGCAAATAATCTGGTCATTCCTGATATTTCTTTAGGACCAACAACATGAAAATTGCCATTACTGGCCACACCAAAGGACTGGGTCGTGAACTCAAGCAAGCATACGAACAACAAGGCCACGATGTGGTTGGGTACAGTCGATCAAATGGATATGACTTGAGAAACTGGGCAAACATGCAAAAAATGATTGAACAAGTCAAAGACTGTGATATGTTTATTAATGTGGCCAAACCAGACTTTGTTCAGACCACCATTCTCTATGAACTGTGGAAGTGTTGGAAAAATCAGCCACGTACTATTGTGAACATTGGCAGTGTTGTGGCCACCATGCCAGTTTGTCCAAAAAATTTGTTTGATGATCCCAACATGGATATATATCGCACTGCCAAAGTGTCTTTAAACGAAGCAAGTCGACAGTTATCATTCAAAAGTTTTTATCCAAATGTTGTGATGGTAAATCCCATGCACCTTTACAGCAATCCTATTCAAGAATCTGAACAACAAAGACTAACCACATGGGTCAATACGTTGATTGATATCATGACACAAGTTGATAGCAATAAGTTTCTTCTGAAAGAAATAACATTTTAATATGACCCCAAAAGAATATTTTACCAAAGAAAGTTTTTGTACATTGCCTTGGCTAGGAGTCTATATTCAGCCAGATGGTGATGTAAGAAACTGTGCTATCACTAACACCACTTTAGGCAATATTAATACTACACCCTTAAAAGATATTTTACACGGGCCTGTGAATGAGATGGTAAAAACTGACATGACTGAAAATGTCATGCATCCGAGATGCGGCCACTGTCACCTGCTAGAAAAAAATCAAAAGTTCAGTGTTGACGCCGTGAGCAACAGAATTTGGTATTTGAAAACATTGAAAATAAACGATTTAGATTTTTTTGATCGTACTGATAACTTCAGATTGAACATGATAGATCTTCGTTGGAAAAATACCTGTAACTTTGCCTGTATATACTGTGGTCCAGACTTGAGTAGTGCATGGGCCAGTGAAATGAATTTGCCGCAGCATATCAATGATAGTGCTTTACAAGAATCGTTGGATTACATTTACAGCAATCTACACACAGTAGAACACATTTATTTGGCCGGCGGCGAACCACTGTTGATCAAAGAAAATTTAACACTACTGAATCACATCTACAAAGTCAAACCTGATATCACAATACGAATCAACACCAACTTGAGTATTATTGACAATCCCATATACTCGGTGCTTAAAAAATTTAAAAATGTACATTGGACAGTGAGCGTGGATGGCATTGGTGAAGAATTTGAATATGTTCGATATGGTGGATCATGGACTCAGTTTGTTGCAAATCTACAGCAACTCAAACAAGACTTTGAAAAGATTAACTTCAACTCTACCTGGTGTATCATGACAGCACATGGTGTATTAGACTGTATTGATTTTTTGCAAAATTTAGGATTCCACGAAAACAGTTTTATTGTAAATCCTTTGAACAATCCCAAGCACTGGCACATAGGAAATTTACCAGAATCTGAGCTAGAGATTATCAAAAGCAGGATTGAGAGCAAACTGATTCAGTCAGAGTCCAAATACGCTCTTTACAACTCACTGGCATTGATGTTAAACTACACAGCTGAGAAGATTGAAAAAAACATCAACTCAACATTTAAAGAACTGGCAAAAATTGATTCTCGACGAAAAATTGACAGCAGCAAAATTTTTAAAAAGCTATACAAACTTAAAGAAGGAAACTAACCATGGGCAAACCATTTGACGTAAGCAAGTTCCGCAAGGAAATCACCAAAAGCATTGACGGACTGTCAATCGGCTTCAATGATCCAACAGACTGGATCTCAACAGGCAACTATGCCTTGAACTATTTGATCAGCGGTGACTTTAACCGTGGTATCCCACTGGGCAAAGTAACTGTGTTTGCCGGAGACTCAGGTGCAGGTAAAAGTTATATCTGCTCAGGAAACATTATCAAGAACGCACAAGAGCAAGGTATCTTTGTGGTGTTGATTGACAGTGAAAATGCGCTGGACGAAGATTGGCTCAAAGCACTTGGTGTTGACACCAGCGAAAGCAAATTGCTCAAACTGAGTATGGCCATGATTGATGATGTGGCCAAAACAATCTCCACATTCATGAGTGACTACAAGGCCTTGCCCGACGGCGAGCGTCCCAAGGTCATGTTTGTGATTGACTCATTGGGCATGTTACTAACACCCACTGATGTGAACCAGTTTGATGCAGGCGAAATGAAGGGTGATCTAGGACGTAAACCCAAAGCTCTCACCGCCTTGGTGCGTAACTGTGTGAACATGTTTGGTTCATACAACGTGGGGTTGGTTTGTACCAATCACACATACGCAAGCCAGGATATGTTTGACCCAGATGATAAAATCAGCGGCGGTCAAGGTTTCATTTACGCCAGCTCAATTGTTGTGGCCATGAAGAAGATGAAGCTGAAAGAGGACGAGGATGGCAACAAGATCACTGATGTAATGGGTATCCGTGCTGGCTGTAAAGTTATGAAAACACGCTATGCCAAACCCTTTGAAGGTGTGCAAGTGAAGATCCCATACACAACAGGTATGAGTCCTTACTCAGGACTGGTTGACTTGATTGAGAAAAAAGGCCTTCTCAAGAAAGAAGGCAACAGTCTGGTGTTTACCACAACAGAAGGCGAAATCATCAAGAAGTTCCGCAAAGGATGGGAACGCAACGATGATAACTGTCTTGACACTGTGATGAAAGACTTTGCAAACATCAAAGAAGAAACAGTGGTTGACGCTGTTGATGAATAATTGACTTACTGCTCTCAAAAGTTTTGGTGGCTAACAGTAGAACCTGAACGCCGTACAGTTGCCAGTTGTTGTGCAGCCACTCCACAACGAGTAAGTTCAACTACAACAGATTTGTTTAACATTGTTGAGTTTCAGCAAGATAGACAAAACATGCTTGAGGGCAAACAAGTTAGCAGTTGCGAAGCAACTTGCTGGCAAGCAGAAAGGCAAGGAAGAATCAGTAGACGATTGGTAATGCACAGTGATCAACTAACGCATACCAACATTGAATGCTCGCCAACTACTTTGCACATTGTTCTCGGTAGCGATTGCAATTTAACTTGCAGTTATTGTTGTAAACAGTATAGTACCGCCTGGTTGAGAGATATCGAAACCAATGGTGTATATTTTGATCAAGAAAGATTTGAACTTAATACCAATGATAAGATTGTATCTAAACTAGGGCAGAAAGCCATCAAAGAAAGTAAATCTTATCTAGGAATTTTAGATTCTGCCATGCAATACAAACATGCAGACACTGTCGAAATCACTGGTGGCGAACCTTTTTTGTACAACGGACTTGTTGATATTGTAAGTGTGTTTAGACAATCAAATATTTTTTCAGGATTGGGTGTTAGTCCGTCAAGATTTCGAAGAATATTAGATCAGTTGCCTCGTAATACAATGTTGACAGTAAGCGCAGAAAATACCAAAGACTTGTATGAATTTAATCGTTATGGTAACTCATGGGATCAGTTTCAGGCAAACTTAAAAATAGTAGAAGAACTTGGGTTTGATTATCAGTTTTGTAGTGTGATCAGCAATACCACTGTTCAAGGATTTCGACAGTTTTTAGATTGGTGCGGAGATCGAAAAATCATAATCAATCCATGCAGTGACCCTGAGTACCAAAGTGCATCTGTACTGGATGACGAAACTAAAGAACTTGTTAATTCTTGTAAATATGACCGTTATGATGACATTGTAAAACAGTGCATAAATGCAGATACCAATGATTATCAAGTCAGTCAGTTTAAACAATACATAAGAGAATTTGCAAAGAGAAGAGCATTGTCATTTGATGCTTTTCCACAAAGTTTTCAAAAGTGGATTAATTAGTAAAGGAAAAATATGGAAACAATCGTAAGTGAAATCTGGGGCGAACTTAAACGTTTTGTAAACACCGTTGATCGTGCCGAAGCCGCAGAAACTTTAGTACAAATTCTAATGGACAATGACAGCGAAGTTGATGACATTAGGGATGCTTTCAAAGGTGACAGTGATATCAAGCGAGCACTCACAGCATATCTCGACAATGACAAAGACTACTCAGAAGACGAAGAAGAAGAGGATCCTGAAGAAGAGGATTACAACCAAGACGACTGGGAAAACTGATGTGGTACAGTCGAGTAGTTGCCAGTCTTGGTGCTATTCCAGACTTCATAGCACACTACGAGCGTGAGCTTGACGATGCTAAAAAAGACTGCCGAATTGGCGGATTGGTTGAAAAAAACATCACAACACTGCCTGGCCTCACTGAGTTTAGATACAATCAGCTTCAAGAGATTGAAGCTGTGTTAAACTATCTCAATATCCAACTGCGCAAGATACGTAGAAAGCACTTTCAAAAGTACTTGGAAGGCTATGCTCGTGCGCTTACGTCACGTGATGCAGAAAAGTATGTGGATGGTGAGGACGAAGTGATTGACTATGAAACCATAATCAACGAAGTAGCATACCTACGCAATCGTTGGCTGGGTATCATGAAGGGCTTGGATACCAAGCAGTGGCAAATGGGACATATTGTACGCCTAAGAACTGCTGGCATGGAAGACATCCAGGTGTAAATACCTGCATGAAAATCGTACTTGTCACCGGCGGCTTTGATCCGCTACATTCCGGGCACATTGCCTATTTCAAAGCAGCACGCACACTGGGCGACATGCTGATTGTGGGTCTTAATTCGGATGAATGGCTCACACGCAAAAAAGGTCGGCCGTTTATGCCGTGGACGGAAAGATTGTGTGTGATAAACAATCTTGCCATGGTAGATGAAGTTTACACCTTTGATGATTCAGACGGTTCTGCATGTCATTTTATACAGCAGATTCGTGCGCATTATCCCGATGCTGACCTTGTGTTTGCCAATGGTGGCGATCGCACTGACAAAAATATTCCCGAAATGGATGTGGTAGATGCCAATTTAGAATTTGTGTTCGGTGTAGGTGGCGAGGATAAAAAGAATTCTAGTTCATGGATTCTTGAAGAGTGGAAAAAGCCCCGGACTCAACGAGCTTGGGGGTACTATCGCGTGTTGCACGAAGTTGGTGCTAACACCAAACTTAAAGAACTCACTGTTACACCTAAAACATGTTTGAGCATGCAACGACATGACAAGCGAGCAGAATTTTGGTTTGTGGCAGAAGGTGAGGCTACAGTATACACACTGGATTCCAGCACCGATAGAGATCTAAAAGATCATATGACTGTGCATGAAGCTTGTTGGATCCATCGCAACGAATGGCATCAACTGTGCAACGAAACCGATCAGCCACTCCGACTGATTGAAATACAGTTTGGGGAAGATTGTGTAGAAGAGGACATTGAAAGAAAATGAAAGCTGGAAAAATATGGGGGCAAACCGAACTGCTAGAAGCCAACGGAGTGTTGGAATTTCACAGGATAGAAGCTCAGGCAGGCGGCGCGTGTTCCAAACATAAACACAAGTTCAAATGGAATGGATTTTTTGTTGAGTCTGGCAAATTGATTATTCGTGTTTGGAAAAACGGTTACGATCTAGTAGACGAAACTGTACTCACAGCAGGGCAGTATACTAAAGTTGCCCCGGGAGAATATCATCAATTTGAAGCAGTTCAAGACACCATAGCGTTTGAACTGTATTGGGCAGAATTTGATCACAGCGATATCGAACGAGAAAATGTTGGCACTATCAAAACAAAACGATGACATTAAAAATTTTTATTGGATGGGACAGCAGAGAACCCGAAGCCGCGGAGGTCTGTAAGTACAGCATTTTAAAACATGCTACAGTGCCAGTGGAAATTCATTTTCTCAAACAAACGGAACTACGTGCTCAAGAAATTTACACTAGAGAAGTAGATCCACAAAGTTCTACGGAATTTACATTCACTAGATTTTTGGTTCCGTATCTTTGTAAATATCAAGGAAATGCAGTATTTGTTGATTGTGATTTTTTGTTTGAACATGATATCAAAGAATTATTTGAATGTGCAACCGATAACGTAGCAGTTTCTGTAGTGCAACACAATTACCAGCCAACAAACCCAGTAAAAATGGATGGCAAAACACAATATCAATACCCAAGAAAAAATTGGTCAAGTTTGATGTTGTTTAACTGTGCTCATCCAGACTGTCAAACATTAACTCCTGAAATTGTTAGTTCACAGACCGGTGAATTTTTGCATAGATTTGCATGGACTGGTTATGCAATCGGAAGCCTTGACAAGACTTGGAATTGGTTGGTAAATTGGTATCATGAGCCACAAGATGGCAAACCAAAGGCCATACATTACACAGAAGGTGGACCTTGGTTTCCAAATTATGTCAAAACTGAATACGGCGGCAATTGGATTCAAGCATATAACGAACTCACAACACCTCCTCCTCCACCACCTCCTGATCCACATATATTAGATCAAGTTACAACAGAGATACGACAAATATTTGACAACATCTTAAAATACCGTGTGGATCCCGAAGGCTTATACTATGATATCACACTAGATACATTAACACAACAAATCGCAGAGTTACCAGTCAATCAGATTGTAGCGATAGACAGTGAATACAGATACAAAAGGAAAGGTCACATGTACGATCCTCTACTGCAAAGTTTTGTTCAAGGCGCCGGCGGACAAATTTCAACTTGGGAAAAACAACAAGATACCATGATTCCGGCTGTGTTGCGTGGTATTACCAAACGCAAACAAATGGAAGGGTGTCGTGCTGCCGGCAGAGATTTTTACTACATGGATACAGGATATTTTGGTAACGGCAAACGCAAACTCTATCATAGAATCACCAAAAACGATGTGCAAAATTTTGGACCAATTATAGATAGACCCGGTGACAGACTGCAAGCAACTGGATTTCAACCACATAAATTTTATCGTGGCACTAATATACTCTTGGCACCGCCTAGTCAAAAACTCCTAAACTTGTATGATATCAATCTTGAAGAATGGTTGCAACAAACACAAGATGAAATAAAAAAACACACAGATCGACCCATTGTAATTCGTCTCAAACAAGGGCGTTCCGTTAGGGTAAGTGACAACACTATGGAAACGGCGCTTGCACAAGATGTACATTGTTTAGTTACATTTTCTAGTATTGCAGCCGGCGAAGCATTATTGTTGGGCAAACCTGCTATCACACTAGGACCAAATGCTGCTGCCGCATTGTGTAGTCAATCATTGAGTGAAATTGAAAACCCAAAGATTCCCACACTAGATGAAGTAGAAGCGTGGGCAAGACACATTGCCTATTGTCAGTTTACCGAAGCAGAAATGCGTAACGGCACTGCCTGGCGGATTCTAAATGACCATTGATGCAGTAGTCTACGTTAGCTCTGTTGCCAACTATCAAAAACATTCTAGAAAAATTGAATGCTTGGAAAGTTTTGCCGCTGGAGTCAAACACCGTGGTGGCAGTGTGGTAGTGGAGTACGATTACAACTATGTTCCGGGTAGACTGGCAGTGATGTTGGGGTGGGCCACAACCAACACAGGTGGCAGAAACATCACTTTAAGAAAACAAATCATTGCTGAACAACAGCGCCGTAAATTTCATACCATGTGTATTGATGCCAGTTGCTGGAAATATCTAGATGACTATGGCACTTATTTGCGTTACAGCCTTGGCGGCCCATTTTATGATCGAGCAGAGTATGCCAATCACAACAGTGACAACACCAAGTGGATGGAAATAAGCACAAGACTCAATATCAAATTAAATGATGCACCAGTTGTTCGCCCATCAGGACATATCTTGATATGCATGCAACGTGATGGCGGCTTTGCTATGAAAACCCTAGATCCCATACATTGGTTGGGTGTCAAGATAAAACGCATTAGAGCATATTCTAACAGACACATTTTGGTCAGGCCGCATCCAGGTGCATACAAACTGCAAGACTTTGCTAAATTTCAATCATTGCCAAACGTGACTATAGTAGATCCTGCACAATCTAGCCTGGCAGATAACTTACAAAATGCTCATGCCGCTGTGTTTTTTAACAGTTCGGCTAGTGTGGCAGCGGTGATGGCCAATGTACCAATTTTTGCAGATGATGAAAGTTGTGTAAGTTGGGCAGTGGCCAATAAAGATTTAGCCATGATCGAAAGCCCGCAAACTTTTGATAGATCACAATGGATCAATGATCTAGCAGCCGCACACTGGTCAGACGCAGATGGCCGTGCAGGACTGATCTGGCAGAAGTTTTTACCTTATCTTACTTCGACTACCACGTCATAGTTGTGGCCTGTGACCCCGTCCCACTTGTCAGACTTGTCAAACACGCTAATTTCTTCCCAGACAATTGTAACTTCCATAACTGTCTCTATTTTTTTGCGCCACCATTCGGGTAATTCCACAATCAAATGAGCGTTACGACCGTCGGGCAATTTCTTCTTGGCTGGGTAGCAGGCAATTCTAAAAAACCCACAGCGACCCATTTTACTGCTGATCATGCGCAAGGTTTCATCTAAATAAGCAGGTTCAACATGCTCTAAAGCGTCAGTGCTGACAACAGCGTCAAATGTTCTATCGGGCAAGGTTGCAAATTCAGGGTTACCCGGATCATATCCTTCAGACACAATCTCTGGGTTCAGTTCCTTGATGCCAGCAATCAAAGCACCCTTGCCACATCCAAAATCCATTACGCTACTGGGTTGATAGTCTTTAAGAAATTGCTCTACAATTCTGTAGGCTTTGTGACCGTTTCTAAATTTGCCTTTAGCGTGCATGCGGTTCAGTTGTTTTTGATAGTCAGGATTGATTATGCTCATCTGTGATTTACCTCTACGTATTTGTATTTGCTTTCAAAGGTGTCCGGGACGTCTTTCCACGTACCATTCAGTTGATCGTCTATCCATTCAGGATAGTGCAATCGGTCTTTCCACCACCAAAACAAATCACTACCCTTCCAGTCAGTAAAGTAACTGCGGAAGAATTCTCTAGTTCTGGGTAGTTTGAAGTATTCAGGATCATACATGGTCTTTTTGCCTTTGGCTTCACGTTGAAAGTTTAGCCCAACAAAACAAAACTTTGTTGCGTAGCTTTCTAGCAGATCACGCACCCACAGCATGTCATCATCGGGTATGCTGTTTAGCACTTGGGTGCAGATAACACCATCAAACTTTGTGCCTGCAGGCGGCAGTTCT